GAAATCCCTCCAGGAGTTCCCGGACATGCTCAACATCCGGGAGGTGGTGGTTGATGAAACCATGACCGTCCTGGGCGGCAACATGCGGACCCTGGCCCTCAAAAAGATCGGCGCGAAGGATTGCGTTGCGAAGATCGTCACCGGCCTAACACCGGAACAGAAACGGGAGTTTATTATCAAGGATAATGCGGCCTTTGGTGAATGGGATATGGATTTATTGAGTTCATCTTGGAGCGACCTGCCCTTGGTAGATTGGGGTGTTGATCTTCCTGAAGATTGGTTGGGTGTGGACAAGACGGAGCCTGCCGACGCTGAGCCCCAGATTGACAGGGCGGAGGAGCTAAATAAGGTCTGGCGCGTCACGTTGGGCGACCTGTGGCAGATCGGTTCACACCGCCTACTATGTGGTGACTCAACCAGAAAAGAGGACGTGGGCCGGGTTATGGGGAATGACAAGCCTCTGTTGATGGTCACCGACCCGCCCTATGGGGTGGAGTATGACGCTTTATGGAGAGAGGAAACAGGATCGGCGGCCAACGGGCAAACAGTAAGAATATCATCGGGGAAGGCCATAAATAAGCACAAGGCTTGCGGAGTCGGCAAGGTGGCCAACGATGACCGGGCGGATTGGCGCGAGGCGTGGGCGTTATTTCCCGGCGGCGTGGCTTATGTCTGGCACGCCATGAAAACAGCCCTTTGCGTCGGGGATTCTTTACTGGCGTCCGGGTTTGAAATCCGGGCGGAGATCGTGTGGGCAAAATCACAACTCGTTATCAGCCAAGGCCATTACCATCCACAGCACGAGTCCTGTTTTTATGCCGTCCGTAAAGGCGCAACCGGCCATTGGCAAGGCGACCACAAACAGACGACCCTTTGGGAAATTGACAAACCACAGAAAAGCGAGACCGGGCATAGCACCCAAAAGCCCCTTGAATGCATGGCCCGTCCGATCCGTAACCATGACAGTGAATACATTTATGATCCCTTCCTCGGTTCCGGCACGACAATGGTCGCCTGCCAAAACCTTAACCGCAAATGCAGGGGAATTGAAATTTCTCCAGCATATTGTAGTGTTATATTACAGAGGATGCAGGATGCCTTTCCGGGGATTGAAATCAGGAGGGCCGATCAATGACCCAACACAGACGCCCCGGAGCAGGCAGAAAACCGATTCCAAACGTGGTGAAATTCAAACTGGGCAATCCCGGCCGGCGGCCGCTGAAGAAAGAACCCACGCCGGAGGATCGGTCCATCCCGACGCCCCCGGTGCATCTGGACGCCTACGCACGGGAGGAATGGGATCGCATCGCGGATGGTCTCCACGCGATGGGGATTCTGTTCACGATCGACCAACAGGTTCTTGCGGCCTACTGCGCGGCCTATGCCCGCTGGCGTCACGCGGAGGAGGCACTGCAGGAACGGGTCCGCGTATCCGGGAGTGAACTGGGCGCCCTGATCGACAAGACCTCAAACGGCAACATCATCCAGAACCCGCTGATCGGCATTTCAAACAAGGCGGCGGGGGATATGGTCCGTTATGCGGCAGAGTTTGGACTGACGCCGGCAGCACGGGCACGGCTGGCGATCGATCCGGGGAAACCGAAGGGAAAGTTTGACGGACTCGTAGGGGCAAAGAAATGAAAACGTGCTCCAAGTGCGGCGTGGAAAAACCCGTGAACGAATTTCAGGAACGCCCCGACACGAAGGATGGGCTCCGTTCTGAATGCAAGGCGTGTATAAGCGCCCGCAATAAGGCGCGGTATTATGCAAATGCCGAACAGGTGAAGGCGAAGCAACGGGAATGGAATGCGCGGAACAAAGACAAGAAACGGGAGGCGGGGCGCAAATGGGCCCTGGAGAACCCCGATAAAGTGAAGGCATCACACAAAAAGTGGGCCGCGAATAATCCGGACAAGGCAAGGGCAAAAATCAGGCGATGGGCCAAAAACAATCCCGACAAGGTGCGCGAAAAGAGTAAGCGGTGGCGCGAAGCGAATCCGGAAAAAGCAAAAGAGGTGTCCCGTAGGGGAAGCCGGAAAATATGGGATTCTCCTATGGGAAGGCTCAACGGCATTATATCCAGCGCAATCCGCAGGACATTGAAAGGAGCAAAATCACGCCGCCATTGGGAGGAGCTTGTCGGGTATTCAGTCGATGAGTTACGCGCCCATATCGAAAAACAATTTGACGCAAATATGGACTGGGAGAACCAGGGGTCATACTGGGAGATTGATCACATAATCCCGATCTATGCATTCAACTTTCAGTCAACAGAGCATGCGGACTTCAAGAGGGCGTGGGCGCTAAAGAATCTCAGGCCATTGGCGCGTCCGGAGAACAGGCGCAAAAGCGCAAAGTTGGCAGGGCCCTTCCAACCATCGTTGGCGATATGAAGAAATACACGAAGCGGGTCAAGGACATAATTAAATTCATCGAACTCTTAAAGGTTCCCTCCGGAAAGGGCGAGGGGGAAAATTTCAAATTGAGGCCCTTTCAAAAGGAATTCATCAACGACATTTACGGCCCGGTCAGTAGGGGGCAGGAGCGGATAGTCCGCAGGGCAATTTTGAGCATGGGGAGAAAAAACGGGAAAACTATGATGGTTGCCTGCCTTGCGTTGGTTCACCTTGTCGGACCGGAAAAAATCATGAACGGCGAAATCTATTCCTGCGCCAACGAACGAGAACAGGCTGGGATTATTTTTCGTTATTGCGCCCAACTTGTCCGTGCGGAACCGGAGCTTTCGGCAATTATCAGGGTCGTGGATTCTACCAAGACGATGGTTGCCCTGGATTCCGGCTCCATCTTCCGGTCAATGTCAGCGGAGGCCGGCACTAAATTCGGCCTTTCGCCTTCCTTCTGCGTGTACGATGAACTCGCCCAGTCACGTAATGCCGATCTGTACCACGCCTTTGACTCCGCAATGGGAGCAAGGTCGGAACCCCTGTATATCGTGATCAGCACCCAGAGCAACGACCCGCAGCATACCCTGTCGCAGTTGATCGATGACGGTTTATCCGGCAACGACCCGACAACCGTTTGCCACCTGTACGAGATCCCGGAGGACGCGGACGTTTTCGATGAGAAGCATTGGAAGCTGGCGAATCCGGCATTGGGTGACTTCCGGTCCCTTGAGGAAATGCGGACGGCGGCGAAACGGGCTAAGCGTATGCCGTCGTTTGAGGCAGCGTTCAGGAATCTCTACTGCAATCAGCGGGTGGACGCTCAGTCTCCCCTGATTGCCGCGCAGGAGTGGGAAGCCTGCAAGGGGGCCGCCGTAATTGAACCGGGCGCGGAGATGTACCTTGCCCTTGACCTGTCGGGGAAAACGGACCTGACGGCGATTGTGGGCATCACGAAGGCGGACCCGTCGAATGTCCGGGCGTGGTTCTTCAAGCCTGACGAAACCCTGCACGAACACGAAACGCGGGACCGGGTGCCCTATGCCCTGTGGAAACAGCAGGGATTTATCGAGACGACGCCGGGGAGGGCGATTCAATACGACTGGGTGGCGGCACGGCTGGCGAAGATCAGCACGGAGTACAACTTGGCGGGCATCGCCTTTGACCGGTACCGGATTGACGATCTGCTAAAGGCAATGGGCGACATCGGGCTTGACGCCTACGTTGAGGGCAAGGACAAGCCCCGCTCCGGCGCTGTGAGGATGGTCCCGTGGGGGCAGGGGTTCAAGGACATGACCGTCGCAGTCGAGGCTTTGGAAATCGCCGTTATAGACCGGAAGCTGGTTCATGACGGCAACCCGGCGCTGAGATGGAACATATCAAACGCGCTGGCCGTATCTGACCCGGCGGGCAACCGGAAGCTCGACAAGTCGAAAACACGGTTTCGGATCGACGGGGCGGTGGCCCTGGCGATGGCATTGGGGCTGAAAAGCCGGGACATGGCGCAGGAGGCGGGGCCGTCCGTCTATGAGACTCGCGGCCTGATGGTCATTTGAAGGGGGGGCGACATGAGACAACTCAGATTGCAGGATCGGACCTTGACGGAAGACGACGTTTTCGTGATCGCGGAGATCGGGTCGAATCATGGCGGCGACCCGGACTTGTGCGAACGGATGATCTGTGAGGCGGCGCGGGCGGGCGCGGACGCGGTGAAATTGCAGAAGCGGGATAACCGGGCGATGTTCACAAAGACCGCCCTGGCGAAGCCTTACGAGAACGAGTTTTCTTATGGAAAGACCTACGGCGAGCACCGGGAGCGGCTTGATTGGTTCGGGGAAGCTGAGTTTCGGCGGTTCAAGGCCGTGTGTGATCAGTTGGGCGTCCTGTTCTTCGCCACGCCGTTTGAGCCGGGAAGCGCGGCGTTTCTGCATCGGCTCGGAATGCCCCTGTGGAAAATCGCATCCTGCGACGTGACGAACCACCCCCTTGTGGAACAGGTTGCCTCCTACGGGGAGCCGATCATCCTGTCAACGGGCGGGGCGTCCCTGCGTGACCTGGCGCTTCTGTGCGACAAGTTGAACAAGTGGAATCCGAATTATGCCGTGCTGCATTGCGTGTCGCTATACCCGAATCAGGACCACGAATTAAACCTTGCCACGATTACCCGATACCGTGAGCTTTTGGATGACAAGTTGATCGGCTTTTCTTCGCATCATCCCGGCGTGCTGCCCCTGATGATTGCCCGGAGTCTGGGGGCGTCGATCTTTGAGATTCACTTTACTTTGAACCGGGCGACACGCGGGACGGATCACGGTTTCAGTCTTGAGCCGCACGGGTTGGAAAAGGCGGTGGAGGATTTGCAGCGGGTGAGGACCATGCTCGGCTCGCCCGAAAAGTCAGCGACTCTGGACGCGGAAAGGAGGGGATTCGTCAGTAAGATGGGGAAGGGGGTTTATCTGAAGCGCCCCCTTCCCCTCGGGGCGGTGGTCACGCCGGATGACCTGTGCATCAAATCACCGGCAGGGGATGGCCTGAAGCCCTACGAGGCCGACCGGATCGTGGGTCGGGCATTGATCGCGGACTGTTCCACGGGGGTGGATCTTGGGGAGGGGATGTTTCGATGAGTAGCAAACTTGCCGTTGTCACCGGAACCTTGGGCCAGTTGGGGCCGATATGGTGCCGGACGTTAGAGGGGATGGGATACCGGATTTTCGGGATCGATCAGCCGTTGTGGGACGTGGCCGACCGGGATCAGATGCACTATGCCGCCCGCCGCTGCTACGCGATACATGGGGCGCCGGAGGNGGTCGTGCTGAATGCGGCGATAGACAACCCGCCCGGATCGGATGCTAAGTTTTTCGGCAATCTGGAACGGATCATCGCCGTGAATCTTCTCGGGGCGAACTACGTCGCGGAGGCGTTCATTCCCCGGATGATCGAAAACGGCGGCGGCGTGATCATCGGGATCGTCAGCATCATGGGCCGGATCGGTGCGGACTGGAGGAATTACCCGGATGGGTTCGAGAAGCCCTGCGCCTACGGTCAGAGCAAGGCGGCGTTGGAGGCCATGTCCCGTCAGATTACCGTCCAGTACGGGCGTTATGGAATCCGGGCGTGCTGCATCGGATTCGGCCCCTTTGACGGCGGGAAACTGGACCCGGTTTTCATCAGGAAATTTCTTCGGAACGTGCCGGTGGGGAGGCCGGTATCCGAGGCGTCTGTGGCGGCGGCGTTGCGTTTCGCCGTCGAATGCCCAGAATTTGCGGGGCAGACAGCGCTAATTGATGGGGGGTATACGATACTATGAAGAAAAAAGCAGCACTCACGGCGGAACAGATCAACGGGCGGGCGTCGGCAATCTCCAAAAAGATCGCCAAGGAGTTGTCGGACTTTATCAAGAAGACGGGAAAGGTCATTGCCGAAATCAAGGTCACGTCGTGGGCGGAAAGCGGCAAGGATGGGGTGGTGAATCTCCATCAGAACGTCAATGTCCAGTACGGCGACGTTTCGGTGACGAACACCCCGCCCCCGCCCGCGAACAGGGTTCCCGCACAGGTGGAGAGGGTCGGATGAGCGCGATTGCCCTGATCCCCTGCCGCAAGGGTTCATCCCGCCTGAAGGGGAAGAATATGCGCCTGCTTGCCGGAAAACCCCTGCTTTACTGGGCGATCAAGGGGGCCATTGACAGCGGGCGTTTCAAGCGGATCGTCGTGACCACGGACTGGGATGTTTGCGCCGACGTTGCGCGGGCCATGTGCGTTGACGCCCTGATGCGGCCCCCGGAATTATGCACGGCGGACGCCCACGATTTTCAATGGGTCAGTCACGCCCTGCATCATTTCCCCGGCTTCGACGTGTTCTGTATCCTACGGCCCACGTCGCCGTTCCGTACAGGCGACACGATCAGGCGGGCGATGGAGGACTTTCTTGGAGGGCCCCGGTGCGATTCGATGCGGGGGGTGAGTCGTACCCCCGCGCACCCGCGCAAGTCGTGGGTCGTGGCGGGCAAATTCATGTTCCCCTATGACGATGGAACGATCATGAATATCCCCTTTTACGACCTTCCGACGCAGGCGCTGGGGGACGTGTACGTTCAAAACGGCTGCATTCACATCGCGTGGGCGGCGACATTGGAAGGCGGCGACGTGTCGGGCCTTGTCATCCGGCCCTTTGTCGTGGAGGGACGGGAGGCCGTGGACATCAACACCGCCGAAGATTTGGAGTGGGCGGAATATCTTATGGGGAGGGAAACGTGAGCAAGGTCTTGAATCCTAATGCGCCCCGCTATGCGGTTGCGATCACCCGGAAACGGTTTTTCGGTTGGCTGCTTCACGCATTCCTGCGGCGGCAAAGACGAATTTGGAGGGGGCTATGAAATTGTACTACGTCCCGAAATGGGAACTGGACAAGATCACGGATCAGGAGGTGCTCCTCGACGCCTTGCGCCTCAATGTCCTGTACCAAGTCCAGCGTGCGGGCAGCGGGCATCTGGGCGGTTCCCTGTCGTCGCTGACCATCATGGTTCCCCTGTTCTTCGGTGAGATGGGGCCGGATGACGTGTTTATTGCAAGCAAGGGTCACGACGCCCCGGCGCTGTACGCGATCCTGACCGCTAAGGGGGTTATCCCGTTCGACTCCATTCACACTTTCAGGCGTCCTGGCGGTCTCCCTGGCCATCCGACGATTGACGTTCCGGGGATCATGTTCAACACCGGATCGCTCGGGATGGGGATTTCAAAGGCCAACGGACTGGCGGCGGCTGACAGGCTGAACGGCATTGACCGGAAGATCCACGTCCTTGTCGGGGATGGGGAATTTCACGAAGGGCAGAATTTTGAAGCCGTCCGGCATCTTGACGACAACGTGATTCTCCATATTGACGAAAACGGCTTCAGCCTGTCGATGACGCTATGCTCCACTACCAAAGGGGATTTGCCACCGAACATCATAGAACACGATACCGTAAAGGGCGCGGGCATTTCGTTCATGGAGGGTGATAACCACTATCACGCCGGGGCGCTGTCGGAACTTGAATATGAACGGGCCGTACAGGAGATATGCAACCGCTCCCCGCAATTCGCCGTCTGTGAGGTGGAGCGGGAAGTGTATCCCCGCGCCTTCCCGGTCAACACACTCCTGAGGGCATTTTCAGCAATTGTTGAAAACCTTGGGAAGAATGAAAAGGTGGTCTGCATGGACGCCGACCTTGAACCGGATTGTGGCCTAACTGCCTTCAAAGCGAGGTATCCCGCCCGATTTATCCAATGCGGGATTGCGGAACAGGACATGGTTTCGATGGCAACGGGCCTCGCCGCCGGGGGTTTCATCCCCATTGTCCATTCCTTCGCTGCCTTCCTCTGTCGCCGGGCGAATGAGCAGATATACAACGCCTGCCTTGAACGGAGGCATATCGTTTTCGTGGGCGCCATGGCCGGGATGCTTCCAACGGGGCCGGGCACATCGCACGAATGCATGGAGGACATCGCTTTAATGAAAACCATGCCCGGGATGACCGTCATGCAACCGAGGACGCCTGACGAATTACGGGCGGTCATGGAGTGGGCCGTTAATGAATCGACAGGGCCGGTCTATGTGTCGGTGCCCTGTTGGGAATTGGAGGGGGTGAGGCGATGACCCTACCCTTCAAAATGCGAACCGTAACGCCGATGGAGAAATACCGGGCCGAGACATTCTGGGAAAAGGAACCGGAGACAATCGCGTGGATTAAATCTTTTGCGCCCACGGATGAGTTTGTGGACATAGGCGCAAATGTGGGCGTTTATTCGCTGTTCGCAAATTCCCTCTATCCCGATATGTGGGTCTATGCCTTTGAGCCGATGAAAGAGAACATGGAGGCGCTTCAATACAACCGCCTCTTGAACCGGTTTATGCATATCGCCTGCTTTTGGTGGGCCATCGGGTCTTTTGACGGATTCGTGGAGTTTGGTTCCGACAAGACCGAGGCCGGGGCGTCCGGTGGACAGGTCGGCAAGCGGGGACGGTACACCATTATCAGCACGCTCGACACTATCTCAAAGGCGCTCGTTATGGATAATCTTCACGTCAAGATCGACATCGACGGCCAGGAATTGGAAGTTGTCAAGGGAATGCAGGAAACTATGCCCCGGATCAAATCAATCCTGATCGAGGTTTCAAGCAAGACAAAGCAGGATTGCCTCGATCTAATTCTCCCCCACGGATTCACGATGGACAACCCCTTCAATCGCATGACGCCCCACAGCAGGGAACGGCGGGCAGCGGAGGGGATCGACGCCGAAAACATCATCCTTACGAGGTGACAATGGACAGCACCGCCATAATCCCGAATAAGCCGTTACTTCGGCCCGATGAGGTGGCGAATATCTTTCAAGTTTCGCAAAAGACCGTTTACAGTTGGCACGCGGAAGGGAAGCTCCCCGGCGTCAAACCTGGGGGGCGGTGCCTCCGCTTCCAGCGGTCTGTTATCGTCACGATCATATCAAAAGAGTCCACTTCCTGAAAACTCCCTTACGTAAGGCCCGTTTTGTACCGTCCTGTCCGGGCTAATCAATGCGTGATTAGCGACAATTCCCCTCAAAGGGGGATTCATGTCGCTACGCACGCGCATTCGCCAACTAAAAGATAACGTCCTGCTTCGGGGGCTTTCCGACCCGAATCATTGGCTGACTCGCTTCATTCAGTCGCCTGCCGCAAGCGGAATGTCCGTCACGTCGGATTCCTCTTTGCGGGTCGCGGCGGTCTATGCCTGCGTCCGCGTACTGGCTGAAACGATTGCGTCCCTCCCCTTGTCGATTTACGAGCGCGTGGGTGACGGGAAAAAGCCCGCCACTTCGCATCCGCTGTACTCCATCCTTCACGACTCCCCCAACGAATTTCAGACCAGCTTTGAGTTTCGGGAGTGCCTTGTCGCCCACGTCAATTTGAAGGGCGAAGCGTTTTCCCGAATCGTCATGGGCGGCGGCGGAAAGATTCAAGAACTTCTCCCCCTGAATCCCGCCCTGATGGAAGTGTCCGTGAAAAACGGCTCTCCCGTCTATCTCTATAAGCATGAGGACGGGCAGCAGGAAACCATCCCTGCGGACAAGATATGGCCCGTCCGCAATATGCCGATCAGCACATCCATGAACGGAAACGCGCCGGAGGGTATCCGGGGGCTTTCTCCCATATCCGTAGCGCGTGAATCCATCGGGCTTTCGCTTGCTGCTGATCAGTACGGGGGGCGGTTCTTCTCAAATAACGCCTCTGTCGGTATGGCCCTGAAATTCCCCGCCGGCGTGAAACTTGGTGACAACGCCCGCGCCTTCCTGAAGGACTCCCTCGCTGAGTACGGGAAGATCGAGAACAAATTCAAGTCGATCATTTTGGAGGACGGGGGGGAGCTTGCGAAGATCGGCATGAGTAATGAGGACTCGCAGTTTTTGGAGTCACGTCAATTCGGCGTTGAGGAAATCTGCCGCATCTTCCGGGTTCCCCCCATTATGGTCGGCCATCCGACAAACACGATGACCTACGCTTCGGCGGAACAGTTGTTCCTCGCCTTTGCCACTTACACCATCCGTCCGTGGTGCGTCCGTCTTGAACAGTCCATGAACCGCTATCTCCTGTCTCCCAAAGACCGGGAGCGCCATTTCATCGAATTTAATTTGAGCGGACTTCTGAGGGGCGACACGGCGTCCCGGTTCCAAGCCTACGCCACGGCCCGTCAATGGGGGTGGATGTCTGTCAACGAGATCCGTGCCCTTGAAAACGCGAACCCGATTGCTGACGGGGATTCTTACCTTGTCCCCCTGAATATGGTCCCCGCCGATAAACCCAATCCAACCGGAGGCAAAACAGATGAAGCGGAAGAATGAGCAGCGACCGCAGTACGAATATCGGACCTACGATGTCACGTCCCTTGACGTGCTCGCCCGGAGCGACGAACAGCCGGAGCGGATTGTGGGGCACGCTGCGGTTTTCAACGTCATCGGTGACGGGGGCTATTTCAGAGAGAAGATCGCCCCCGGTGCATTCGCAAAGACCATTCAGGCCGACGACATCCGTGCCCTGTTCAATCATGATGCAAATTTTGTCCTTGGGCGAAACACCGCAGGAACCCTCACCCTGAGAGAAGATGACAAGGGCTTGTGGATTGAGGTTTCCCCCCCGGACACTCAGTTTGCACATGATCTCATGATTTCCATTTCCCGAGGCGACATTTCCCAAATGTCCTTCGGGTTCCAGATCATATCCGAAGAGAGACAGAAAGGCGAAGGCGGCGACCTGGATTTGTACACGCTCCGGGAAGTGCGGCTATGGGACGTCAGCCCCGTCACCTTCCCCTTTTACAAGCAGACCGATGTGAGCGTCCACTCACGGTCACAATGGGCTGCATCACAGGAGCGGCGCGGGTCCGTCCCCGCCGGAATGAGGCTCAACTTGCTTAAGAGAGAGTTTGATCTCCGCAGAATTTAAGGAGGAAACGATGGACAAAATCAAGGAATTGAAGGCGCGAGCCCAGGAAGCAATCGACAAAATGCGGGCCATGCTCGACCTTGCCGACGGGGAAAAGCGTGACCTGACGGATGAGGAAACGGCGCAGTACGCCGCGATGGAGACTGAGGCGGACCAGCTTCAGCGCGACATTGAGCGGCTTGAAAAACTGGAAGAACGCGAAGCGAAGAACGCAGCGGGCGGGGATAAACCCTACCGCGTGAGCTTCAAGCGCACGCCCAGCACCCCGAGCGAGTTCCGTAACCTCGGAGAGTTCATTTGCTCCGTGCGGTTCAACCGGGATGACCCGCGTCTGGGCCAGGTGGAATACCGCGAGCAGAGCATGGATCAGGGCGCGGAGGGTGGCTTTGCCATTCCCGAGCAGTTCCGGCCCGAGCTCCTCCAGGTACAGCCGCAGGAAGCCATTTTCCGGCCCCGCTGTACCGTCATCCCCGCAGGCGATCCCCCGGACGCCCGCATCACCATGCCCGCCCTGGATCAGACGGCAGCGAAAAACGTCTATGGCGGCGTTGTGGTTGCCAAGGTCAACGAAGGCGGGACCAAGAACGAAACGGATCTCCGGCTGAAGGAAGTCTCCCTGGAACCGGGGGAAGTCGCTGCTTACATCGTCACGTCAGACAAGCTCCTCCGCAACTGGCAGGCGGCGTCCGGCCTGATCGGGACGCAGCTCCGCAAGGCCATCATCGGGTGGGAGGATTATCAGATCCTGCGCGGTGACGGGGAAGGCGGACCCCTCGGGATCATCTCCGCGCCGTGTTCGATTACCGTGTCACGCACCACGGCCTCCCGGATCGCCATTGCGGACATCCGCAGCATGTACGCCCGGATGAAGTTCGGCGGTTCCCTGTTCTGGATTGCCAGTCAGACGACCCTGCCGCAGCTTCTGGCCCTGGCCGATGGCGGTTCCAACCTGATCTTCGCACCCTCGGCAGCGGACGGCGTACCGGCGACCCTGTTCGGTTATCCGCTGTATTTCGCGGATCGCTCCCCGGCTCTCGGGTCCAAGGGCGACCTCGTTCTGTGTGATGCGTCGTACTACCTGATCAAAGACGGGTCGGGTCCGTTCATCGAGGCATCGCAGCACGTCTATTTCACCAGCAACAAGACTGTCATCAAAGCGTTTTGGAACATCGATGGGAAGCCCTGGCTTTCGGCGGCTTTACCGCTCGAAGGGTCCACGTCCAACACCGTCAGCCCGTTCATCGTGCTGGAATAAGGAGGTAACGAAATGAGCAAATACCTTGGAGAGAGCGCAAAAATCACGGCGGCGATTATCGGCGCGGCGGTGTCTTCCGCCGATTCCGAACCCATCGCCCTGAAGGATGTATCGAAGATCACGGTTCAGGTCGGGATTCTTTCCGACCTTGCAACCGCGAAGGCTTTGGGAGCGGCCCCCGCGTCGTTCACGGTTGTGTGCGGGACGGCGGGCCAGGGGGTGAGTTCCTTCACCGCCCTGACGAGTGCGGGAATTGGACTCGGCGAGGCAACCGCCCTTGAATGGCACGAATGGGATACCGTCCGTGTCGTGGCAGGCGCAGGCGCAACGGCACAGAAAGCGTCAAGCCGGACCATCATCCTCGATGGCGTGACGTTCCTGATCAAAGAGGGCGCGACGGTTGCGGATAAGCAGATCGGCGCGAGCGCGAACAGCGTCACCATCGAAGACCTGGCGTCCGCAATCGCGGTGCATTGTACCCACCTCGAAACCTACACGGTGACGACTGCTGCCGATTCGTCTTCGGAAGCATCGCTTCGAATCCGGCGCAAGGCAAGCGGTCCCGGCGAAGCGCACGGCATCGACATCGCCTGCGCGGGTGCGTCCGGGTCCACGGGTTGCGTGTACGTCGAAGGCATCAAAAAAACCGGCGTCATCGAGTTTAACCCGTCCCAGGTTCTGGCAACCAACTCCTCCTATACGCATTTCGGTGTCCGCTACAAGAGCACCGGGACGTTCGCGGTGGAGTCTGTCGTGATCTGCGTCACCGGCTACCAGTCCACGAATATCAACCGCGTCGTGGCTCCGTAACTGAACAACCAACAGGGGAAAGAAAGGGGAGAACAGGTATGGCAAAGAAGGAAGGAAAGCAGGCAGAAACGGGGGCCGTCGTTGTTACGCAGGCGGCGGCTCCCGCCCCCCCTACGGAAAAAAAGATCGCCATCGTGGGATGCAGCGACACGAAGCACCTTGCACCCCACAACGATCCGTCGTGGGAGATGTGGGGGATGAACAACGCTTACACGTACGTCCCGCGACGTACCGGATGGTTTGAAATTCACCCGATCAAACTTCAGGACGGCAAGTATTTCAGGCGGAAGCTGCTACGCCCGGGCGTGTTTGAGTGGTCAAACGAGTTCCGGGGGCAGCCGATGGAGACGTATATCCGCGACCTCGCAGGCCTCGACGTGCCGGTCTATATGCAACAGCATTGGGACGCCATCCCGAAGTCCGTACCCTATCCGCTTCAGGACATCACTTCCCGCTTTGGCGACTATTTCACCAACAGCGTGTCTTACATGATCGCGCTCGCCATCATGCAGGGGGCGACGGAGATCGGTTGCTATGGGGTGGATATGGCAACGGGAAGTGAGTACGGCCCGCAGCGTCCCTCCTGTGAATATTTCCTCGGCATCGCCGTCGGACTCGGAATCAAAATCGTTATCCCGAAACAGATGGACCTTTTGAAAACCAAGTTCCTCTATGGCTTCCAGGAGCGTGAGGCCACGGCGTGGGAGTCCAAGCTCGTGATGATGAAAGAGGCGATGGAGGCACGGCAGGCCAAGGCGCTTAATCAAATCGAGATCGGGAAGAAACAGAACGATCAGTACATCGGCGCGATTGAGGCGTTGAAAGAGATTCAGCGGATTCACTCGAATTGGGGAGACTCCAAGCTTTGGCAAGATCCGTATTAAGGGGCGGGGAATATGAGGGCAATCGCAATGCAGTATTTTCAGGACAGCCGGGGGCGATGGCATCAGCCCGGATGCACCTGTAACGATTTTGACGATGCAGAGGCGGATCGACTTGAAGCCTCTGGCGCAATCAAGGTGATTCGGACGGCGATGGTTCGTGCGCCCGAATCGAGAATCAGACGGGGCAGGAAATAACAAGGGGGTCAAGGTCATGAGAAACGTCCATCTTCGCGCTACCTCACGAGGCGCGTCCGAAGTGCGGATCAGCTTCGGCAACGGCACGGCCGACGAGTGGCAGCTTAAACAGCTTCATATCCATTGCGCCGTCACGTTCACGGACCCGTCAACGCTGTACGTCTATTTCCGCAGCCACGAGGGCACGGCCTACGATTCCCTGTTGCTAAAAACGTCTGTCTCGACGGATGCGGGCGTGCTGAACGACATCGTATGGAGCCCGGACGTGCCTATCAGCCTGCTCGGGAAAGACCGGCTGGCAATCGTGTTCTCTGGTACATCCTCGGCCATGCAATGGGGCTATAACGCCGTTGTCGGGCAGCGGTAAGGAGGTGTCGTCATGTTAATTTTAAACGGCGTAAAGCGCAGCGTGGGCGAGTATCTGCTTAATCCAACCATTGTCGGCGGGACGATAGACAATGCCGCCATCGGCGGCACGACCGCGAACACGATCCGCGCTTTGTTGGACGAGGACGCCGAGCCTACGTCTGACACCCTGACAGCGAATCAATGCTCGGGCGGTCTGATTAGCAACTACGGGCAGACGGATGACGCATTGATTCAGCTTCCGACCATTGCGGCGGGGTACAATTTCACCTCCCTTTTGGGCACGACGGTAGCGAAGTATTACCGGATCAAGGCGGCCACGAACGATAAGATTTATCTCGACGGCGTGGCGGGCGCGGATAACGGCTACGTCGGGGTTGCTTCGGCTGCGGCGGGGAATTGCATTCAGTTTGTCAGCTTCCAAACCGGGGCGGGTGCTTACGATTGGATGGCCGTTTCTGTGAGTGGGCCGTGGGCGGCGGGTTAAGGGGGAATTATGCTGAAACTTATCGGTGGCCCCGGAGCATATAAGTTGTGCGACATTGGCACGCCCGGAGGGGTGGGCTTTGGCGTAGGCACTTGTCCAAGCGATTTGATCCCCACAGGAATGGTCCCGATGGCGGGGTGCTACAAAGAGGGGCATGGTCAATACGGAAATTATCTATTCGAGGGCATCGCGCAGCAATGCTTTGTCCCGATATTCTTCTACCGGATCGCCCACGCCTCGAATCCCACCTACGCGACTTATGGCGTCAATTCCATCGATGTCAAGGGGGCGGACACCTACGCTTTGACGACTGCGCTGGTGACGGACATCACGGCGGCGAATCCGGCTGTGGTGACTACGGGGGCGGCGCACGGCAGGACGGCGGGGGATTATATCTGGCTCTCGCACATCACCGCTGATGCGAATTGGGCGGGATATTCGGGCAAACTCTACAAGGTTGGCACGGTCGGTGACGCGACCCACTTCAATTTACAGACGGCGGCGGGGGTTGACGTGGACGCCTCCGGGGTGGCCGGGGCGTTTTCGAGCGTGACGGATGCGGAGGCTTGCATTTTTTACACCGGCGCGGAGGCGGACGGGTACGCGCTTCCACGCGCCTTTATCGACGGGGGCAAGATTCAGCGGGGCTTCTTCTTCGATAAATTCATGGGGTCGAAACAGGCCCGTGGGACGGGATATGCCGTTGGGTCGTTGAAAGGCACCCTGCCGCTGTCGAGCGCGGCCGCCCACAACCCCTTCTCCGGCTGCACCGGCGGGGAGAACGCCTATTATAGCGCCATCGATCTGGCCCATCGCCGGGACGGGGTAGACGGAGCGGTCAATGCAAGTTCAATCTTCCACAGCGGGTCTATCTTCCAGCGTGCCGCGATTGCGATGTTGAGCACGGCCCACGGGCAGGCGGCCGCCGTCAACGGGACGGGCACGACGAACTGCGCCTGGTATCACGCGACCAAGAACTATCCGAAGGGCTTGAATAACAACCAGGCACCGGTCGCCGGGGTCATCTCCAGCGCGGATGTGGACGACACCACGATCACCTTCGAGTCCGATGGCTATTCCAACTGCGGCAAGTCCGGCAGCGGCAGCCCGTTCGCCAAGACCACCCACAACGGTCAGACCTGCGGGATCGCGGACGTTAACGGCCTGATGTGGGAGATCAGTATCGGGGCAACCTGCATCGCCACCTCCCCCGCGATAGAAGCAATGACGCAGGAGAATCCCTGTAAGATTAAGGTCACGGGGCATGGCAAAGTAAATGGGGATTATGTTCAAATCAACGGAATCACGCAGGCAGGTTGGTCGGGGTGCAAGGACAAAATCTGGACGCTGACACGGATAGATGACGACAACTTCACCATACCGTTTGACGCCTCTGGATTTGGAACACCCTACGATGCAGGAACCGACCCCGGCACCGTGACGATCGGCAAGTGGTACGTCGCCAAGGAGGCCACATCGATGAAGGACTTCACGGCGGGCGCGACGCTGGCGACGGATCATTGGGGGGCTACGGGCGTCGCGGCCATGATGCAGGAGTTCACTCCGGCCTTCGAGACCTCCGGAGGCGGCCCGTTCACGCAGCGCATGGGCAGCGGCGCGAACCAGGTCCTGGCCGAAGACATCTCGGGGGCCGAATGGCTCTTGACCGGGATGGGCTTCCCGAAGGCCGCGAACGGGATCGACACGACGGGGACGGACCTTTTTGGGAAGGACTATTTTTATCAGCACATCGAAGACGCCCTGTGCCTGGGCTCGTCCGGGAGTTGGTACGGCACGGCGCCTGCGGGGGTGTGGTACGTGGGTTGGGGCAATTATCGCACGGCTTCGGACTACTACGTGGGTTTTCGCGCGGCCTGTTATCCAAGTTAGACGTTGACTTTTAAATTGTAGGAGAAATGCCATGCTCAGAAAAATATATCCCTCGACTGCCTTGGTAACGGAAACATCGGGGAAGTTCCATACCGAATATAAGAGGTACTAATGGGCGACTTACAAAACAACGGGATAAACAGACTCGGAGAACTCTTCAACGAGTACCACCGTGAGCACCTGAAGGCCACGCAGGAAAGCCCTCGGATGCTCGACGTGACCCTGACCGTCCGCATTAGGCTCTATGGAAACGATCTCCAGAAGCAAATGTGGTGGGACAGGGATTGGAGGGCGAAGCATCCCGAGTGGGCACCCGTGCAATGGTGCTCCGTGTCATCTAAGTCCCCGGAGATATGGGGTGCTTTGAGGGAGACGAAGGACGGCCAGATCGCCATTAACCATCTAGCCCTGGGCCACGAGCTGGCGCACGCTCTGAAGCTCTTTGACGCCAGGGTGCATGACCCTGACGAGACGGTGAAACTATAACAAGGACGGTGGTGTGATGGGCGACCACCGGAAAGGAGACCGGCCCCGTCCGGCAGCTAAATACAGGAAAAAGGAGAGCGGGTCAATGCTGAAGAAACTGCGCGACAAGCTGAACGGGAATCTGCCTGTTGTCATTCAGGCGATTGTGTTGACCGGCATCCTTTTGTGGATGTTCTGCCAAGTCAGAGATTTGCCCGCTGAGTACGTCACGCGGGCGGAATATCGGGCGGGGCAGGCAGACATAGCCCACCAGCTTGACAAGATGGACGGGAAAGTCACAGACATTCACAAGTTTTTGATGGGGCGGAAATAGGCATAACGCATGAAAACGCCTGACCTGAAAAAGCTCCTCAATCAGCGGTTCGGCCACTTGCCGGATGACCGGCTGTTGGCCCTGACGATCTACGGTGAGGCGCGGGGGGAGTCACGGGACGGGAAGATAGCAATGGCGTCGGTGGTGTTGGAAAGGGTTGATCATCGGAACTGGGACGGCGACACGATTCACGCGGTGTGCCTCATGCCGTGGCAGTTTTCATGTTTCCTTCCCGGCGACCCGAACTTTCCGCAGTTGGCCCGGATCGCGGAGGACTTCGACGCGGCGTTGGAAAAGAGCGCGGCCCTTGTCATCTGTCACGACATCGCCCGGGGGATCTTGGACGGCAGGATTCCCCGCGACCCGATAGTGGCGGCGACCCATGCCGTCCAGTATTGCACCGTCGATTGTCATCCAAAATGGGCCGCTAAAATGCGTGAGGTGGCTCAAATCGGGCGGCATATCTTCTACGCGGAGGCGGGAGGGAATCAATCATGGAAAAGTGCCTGAAGATTACCCTACTGGGCGAAAACTGCCATTGCCCGGAGTGTTCGCAGGAAATCGATTGGGAGACGGTGCCGATTGAAAGCATTGGGATCGACATCATCTGCCCCAAGTGCCAAGAGCTTTTGACCATTGAAACGCACGACCTGACGTTGCGGGTGAACTGAAATGAAACGCATCCTCGCCATGATCGCCGTCCTGTTCGGGTTCCTGATCATCCTGAATAACGGGGATCAGTACGAATGCCGGTTGTGCAATGCGGTCGTGTTCTCAGGCGACAAGATCGTGTTGCTGGTCGTTCCGCGTGGCGACGGGACCATGATCGCGGCGGGTGCGTTTCCGATTTCAGAGGTGAAGGCCATCATCGAATTGAGGGACGAGGTATGACTCCAATCATTTACCCCGGCGATGTGTTTGCTTCAAGGAACCCGCAAGGACTCGGCAGCGCGATCCTGTTAGCGCAGCGGCTGAAGTCATTGGACGGAAAGGCCGAATACGGCCACACCGGGATCATCCTGAACGCCGCTGGCGATACGTTTGAAGCCCTGTGGACGATCAAGAGCCAGAAGTTTTTCGAAGGTTACAAGGGTGATCAGGTGTTGGTTGCCCGATGGCGGGGGATGGACGGGACCGCCTTCAAGCGCGGATTCGAAGCAGTTGTCCCGCAGGCAGGGCGGGGTTATCCGTGGTATCGGCTGCTTTTGCACCTGATCGGCCTGCCGAAGATTCACGTTGACGGGCAGGAAGTATGCTCGGAATTGACCGCCCATTTTCTCGTTGCGGCTGGCGCACCGATCATGTCGGGCAAAAGGTGGGCGGGGGTCACGCCGGATTACCTTGTCGATGAATGGCGGATCAGCAAGCACTTCGATGTGATTTTTGAGGGGGAGATATGACTTGGACCCTGCGACTTGTGACCGATGCGACTGCCGAGCCGGTGTCTGTGGCCGACCTGAAAACGTATCTCAGGCTTTCGACGGCGGACACGACGGAGGACACCCTTTTGACCGCTTTGGAAAAGGCAGCCCGTCACGCTGCCGAGAACAAAACCGGGCGGTGCTGTCTGGCTCAGACGTTCCAGTTGCTTGTTGATGATTGGCCGGCGAATGGGGAGTTTATTCTCCCGCGTGCGCCCCTTTCGTCAACTGATACGGATGTGGTCATTACCTATCTGGACCCGACTTCGGGAAACAGCACGACCCTTTCCACAACGGTCTTTGGCGTGGACGTGTACGCGGAACCCGGGCGGGTCTTTTTGAGGGACGGTCAGGATTGGCCGGACCACTACACACAGCGGAACGCGATTACAGTCCAATTTCAGGCCGGGTATCCGACAAGTAACGCAACGGACACTTGCCCCGAAGATATTGAAACGTGGATCAAGATGCGGGTCAGCCAGATGTACGAATTTAGGGAGCCCACGATTACCGGGACGATTGTGCAAGAACTCCAGCGCAGTTTCGTTGACGGCCTGCTTGACCCGTATGTGTTGATCGACGTGAGGCCATAGGATGAACGCGGGAAGGCTCCGACATCAGGTCATACTCTATAAGCCGGTGGACACGCAAAACACTTACGGCGAGCCGGAAGTCCGCTGGCAAAAGGTGGCCGACCTGTGGGCGCGGATCGATCCGATTCAGGGCCGGGAGTATTTCGCGGCTAAACAGGCCGTTTCCGAGATCGAGGCGCGGGTGACGATCCGATACAGGTCCGACGTGACGGCGCGAATGAAGGTCACTCACGGGGCGAATGATTACTTAATCGAAGCAATCATCAATCCGGGTGAACGGAACAAGGAATTGCAACTCATGTGTCGGAGGCTGAATTTATAAGGTCCGTTCGTTTCCGGCCTCCCCGGTGGCTGCCCCTTCCCAGCCATTAACCCTCGGGAGCGAACGGGCCACTTAAAAGGCGATGATTGAAACTCTAATATACACGGTCCTGACAGCGGACGCCGACATTAAGGCGCGGGTAAACACTCGCATCTACCCTGTGCGGATTCCACAGAACCCGGCTTATCCGGCGATTACCTATTACCGGGCGTCGGCGGGGATCGTGAACACGCTCGCGGGATACAGCGGCACGAAGAACCCGACGATTGTCGTCAATGCCTTTGCCCGGACCTATGCGGAGGTGAAGGACATGTCCAAGGAGATCCTTACCGCGATGGATGGCGCTCGCACCTTCCGGGCCGTCCTGACGTGGGAGGATGACGACTATAACGATGACCTGAACCTGTACGCGATTTCGCAGGAATACTCTTGTTGGGGGACTGAATAATGGCAACCCTGACGGTTCAAAATCTGACGACGGCGGGGCTTAATGCCAGTTTCACGGCGGCGAGCTCGGTTGATGAATTTGCGAACAACGGCCATACGTTTTTGTGGGTCAAGAATGCGGGGGCGGCGACCAATGCCGTCGTCGTGACGTCCCAGGTGTCGCCGGTCCCTGTGGGATTGGTGGCGTTAGATGTCTCGGTTGATGTGACGGCTTCGGGGCAGAAGTTGAGTGGCTTCTTCCCCCCTGACGCTTACAACGACTCATCCGGGTGCGTGAAGCTACGGCCCACCACCCACACCGATTTGTCGTACGCGGCAATCTCGGTGACGTAAGGAGGTAGAAGCTATGGCGAAGGAAAGCCAAGGAATCATCTGCTATTGGGCCACCGTGACGGTCAACGCCACGCTCGCCGCAAACGTCGTTGGGGAACTGACGGGGTTTTCCGGGCCGAGCATGAGCGCGGGCGTTATCGATGTGACCAATTTGCAGAGCACGGCCAAGGAAAAGATGATCGGCCTTTACGACGGCGGACAGATCAGCCTGAATGTGAACTGGGTCGCCACGAATGATGGACAGATCAAGCTCAGGGAAAGCCTCGTTCGGCGGACCAAGGGCAGTCTTCTGATTCAGCTTTCGACGGCGACCACGGCCCAGAAGATCAACCTCGAGGGATACGTGATCGGGATGAACGTCAACGGCGCGGTGGATAACGTCCTAAAGGGCGATTTCTCCATTGCCATAACCGGCGGGGCCAGCTTCACCACCGGATAATTGAGGAGGTGACGGTATGGCGCGACAAAGCCAAGGATGTTTGATTAGGCGGGAATCGTCGGTTGTGGGAACGACGGCGGTCCTGTCGGCGGATACGATCAGCTTTGACAGTACGTTGAGGACGATCAACCGTCAGGCGGGATTTGCAGACTTTTCAACCGGGATGCGGCTTGAAGTCGACTCCTCTCTTAACGCCGGGGTATGGACGATCAAGACCACGGCGGCGACTGCGATCACGGTTTATGAGGAACTGACGGCGCAGTCATCGGGGGAGACGGTGGTTCTCACCGGCCACACGATGCAGAACATCGGGCAAGTGGTGAGTTTCAACGGGCCGGGTCTGTCCGGTCCTGTGATTGACGTGACGACCCTACAGTCAACGGCCAAGGAAAAGCAACCGGGCCTGTACGATGGCGGCCAGGTCGGCCTTTCCCTTTTGTGGGACAACGAGGCGTCCAACTCGAATCTGCATGACGCCCTTCAGCGCGATATGGTGGCCCGGACGCTGAGGAAATTTGACATCAAATTTGTGGGGCCGACAACCGGAGAAACGGGGTCCGTCTATTTCGGCGGGTACATCGTAGGATTCAACATTACGGGGGCTGTGGACAACGCTCTGAAGGCCGATATTTCGATTGCCCTGTCATCGGGCGCGGCGTTCAACAATTGCGGGTCCACTTAACAAGCGCAAGGAGGAAGGAAATGTTACTGAACAAGGATCAAATCATGAAGGCAGACGATCTCCCCTTCCGGGACATTGACGTCCCGGAGTGGGGCGGATCGGTGCGTGTACGGACTATGACGGGCGGCGAGCGGGATGCATTCGAGGCCCAGATTTACGACGCCGATTCCAACGGTGTCCGGCTGAACAGGGACAATTTCCGGGCGAAGCTGCTTACCAAAGTTCTCGTTGACGAAACCGGGACGCGGCTTTTCAACGACAAGGAAATCCTGCTCCTGTCCAACAAGAGCGCGAAGGCGATTCAGAAGCTGTTTGACGCCGCGCAGGAATTGAACGGGCTTTCCGTGGGCGAGCAGGAAGCCGTTGAAAAAAAATGAAAAAGCGGGGGTGGGACTTTTTCGTCATGTTCCTCGCCCGCGAACTGAAGATGACACGGCGCCGGCTGTTGGCGGAACTGGACTCGCACGAAATATGTCTATGGCAGGCGTACTTCAAGGAGAGCCAGAAGCAGCCCGAAGAAAAGGAAGACCCGGCGGCGCTGAAGCACAGACTCACGACGGCCCTTATGACACGGAACCAAAAGGTGAAGGGCAAGGTTAAGAAGAAATGAGAGTGGCGAACTGGAACCCCGTCAAGACCGATGCCCGGATTATCCACGCCTCTATGGACCGGCTTGAAAAGGTCGGGGAACTGATCGCGGCTGAAGCGCGGGCGCGTGTACCTGTCGGCCAGGACGTCAAGGCCGGGAGCGGTAAATGGTCCGGGCGGAAGGCGGGCGCATTGAAAGAGACAATTCGGGTGACGCGGCTCAAAGACGACGCCCGGAGGAATATCCGCATTTACGCAGGCAACCGGGAAGTCTATTACGCCCGGTTCGTGGAACGTGGGACGGTGAAGATGCAGGCGCGGCAGTTTCTCAAGAAAGCCCTGAACGCGTGCAAGGCAAGGGCGAAGATGATCCTCTTGAACGGGGTGTAAGATGGCGGGCCGATCCGATCTAACGATATTTGCCGAACTCGATCTTGACGCTTCCCGGTACACGGCGGCCCAACAGAAGCTGCTACGGGACGCCACACAGACGACCCTTAACATAGAACAGAACTTCCGAAGCCTCGGGATAAAGTCCTCCGCTGAATTTGACCTGATGCGCCGTAAGGTTCAGAACTCGTTTGACATGATCGCCGCATCCTCAAAGGCGACGGCGAACGACATTCTCCGGGCGGAAAAGGCAAAGGCCGACCAACTCCAGCGCATCAACGATCAGCAATACGGAAAGCAGATCAGCACGATTGACAAGCTGAAATCGAACTGGATCGCCGCGTCTGTGGCTATCGGGGCCGCGATGGTGGCGGCTTCCAAGGCATGGGATTTGATCAAGCAGGGGGCCGACTACGCCGAACAGCAGGGGATATTGAACAACCTTGCCCGGAAGTATTCCCAGACGGCGGACAGTATCGTTGCCTCAATGCAGAGGGCGAGTGATGGCCTGATTGCCCGTGCTGATTTAATGCAAGTCGCCCTGGCCGGCATTGCGAAGGGGCTGAACCCCGAACAGTTAACGAACCTTGCCGACGCCGCGAAGATCCTCGGGGATGCCGTCGGGAAGGATGCCACAACCGCCCTGCAAGACCTCACCACGGCCCTTGAAACCGGCAGGACTAGGGGGCTGAAGAATTACCTCGGCACCGCTATCGATCTTGAAAAGGTGTTTGGCGACCTGTACTCCAAGCTGACCGAAGCGGAAAAGGCGCAGGCTCTTTATAGCATCACCATGATTGAGGCGACGAAATTGCAGTCCGCACAGACCGGGGCGGTAAGCGAAACGGCGGATGAAATAGAGCGCCTTGAAGCCGATTTCAAGAATGTAAAACTGTCGATGGCGACGTTCTTCATGGAGTTTGCCGTCCGGGCCTATAACTCCCTGAATATCATGGCTAAGTCACGGGCCGCGTGGGGCGCTGTGACGGGCATTCTCGATAGACCGATGGGGCCGGAAATCACAGTACCGCAGCCGGGACAGGGGATCGCGAATTACGAGGCGCAACTTGCGAACCTGAGGGCGCAACTGAGAAACAGGAAGTCCACCGCGGGCGGGGGCGGGGGCGCAAAGACCGCAGCGTCAAACGCCTACCTTGAATCCACCCGCGATCTTTTAGCCCCCTATCAGGCGGATGCTGATTTCTCCGGTGCATTTGCGGGGAGTGTCAAGGCAACGGAGGAAGCGACAAAGAAAGCCGAAGAATACTATTCCAACGTGGCGAAATGGTCGCAGGACACGACGCAAAAGACCATTGCAGACGCGAAGAAACAGGAATCCGTCACGGCGGACGTATGGGATAAGATGGGTTACTATCACGCCCTGACCGGAAAGAAAACCACGGAGACAAATTCCGAAATGCTGGATCAGATGATTCGGGATTACGAGGAAACCTTTGTGGGCGGTTGGAAGGCGGGCCTTGTCAAGATCGAACAGTATCAAACATCCTGGGGCGATGGGATGCAGAACATGATGGTACAGACCTATCGGGAAATGTCCAACTCTTTCTCGGATATTATGTACGACGGCATAACGGGCGACCTCAAGAAGCTCGACAAGTACGCCGATTCCATGTTCAAATCCATATTAAGGCACTTTACGGACACCATAGGCGATATGGCCGCGAAACAAATCATTCTCTGGTTCAAGGCCGATTGGGTAGCCGGTGGCAAGAACGTCCTTGATATTGTGTCAAGCGTCCTGAAGATCGGGGCAACGGCCCTGTCCGCCATAACGAGCAGCGGTGGCGGGACGGGGACCGTTCCGGTTGATTATAAGCCGGCCCCAGGAACAACCGTTGTCTGGAAGGGCGGGAAGATCGGCTTTGACGGTGGCGGGTGGGTTCCGGGGGCTGCACCATATTCCGGGGATCATCCGGGTAACGACATCATCAATGCATGGTTGTCTCCGGGCGAGTTTGTCGTGCCCCGGTCGGTCACTCAGTCCATCGCCTCACAGGGCAAATCCGGGGATACGATGCTTGCCCATATCAACCAAGAGGAAGCCGCACTTTTGAAGGCAATGGGCGGGGCGGGCACGATCAACGAGCGGACCGGGCTGCCGCAATTCTTCTCTTTGAAGAAATTTATCAGGCGGTCCCTGAAAGATTCCCTTGCCCTGCCGTGGTTGGGCGCAAAGAAGAATCTGGACTATCTGAAAAACGGAGACTTCTGGGATTGGATCAATGTGGTTGCCGACCCGACCGGGACCGTCAATGCCTCGTTTGCCTCAATCGGTGAGCGGTACGGGGAGATTCTTCCGCCGTGGGTAATGGAGTTGGGGCCGGTCATCGGCGGGATCATCGGCAGCGCGTGGGGTCCGGGCGGGGCCGCAG